AAAAAATCGTGTCAGAGTTGCTGATTGGGCCTGCAGTAAAGGATACTATTACAGTCCAAGACTACATGTTGACCTTTGGGGCAATGGGTGGGGCAAGTGATGGGTGTGGCTACTAGCGATGAAATGACCCAATCGTACGATCCGTTCGATGATCGTGCTGTGTTTGAATATAAGTACAGCATTATTCCTCGTCGTTGCCATACCACTAATCAGTGGATTTGGGGGTTATCAATGCGTGGCCGCCGCATAATCGGGGGCCCGGGCGACCCTGTGGTCGAAGATCGTTGGTATCATCGCGATGAAGCTATTATTAAGATGTTAAAAGGATAATATATGGGGATATTCAATAAACTGTTTAATAAAGAACAGCCTCTTTATAAAGAGGAAACAAAGTTGCCTACGCCTGAATCAGCACCTAAAGCACCTCGGGCTAAAAAAACTACACAACCTAAAAAAACACCTAAGCAAATTGCCACAGAAAAAGGTGAACCTTACGTTAATATAATCAGTGTAGAATTGGACCCAGAGAATATTGGTAATGGTGCATTTGAACTAGATTGGAATGATTTTTTTGTGGCCAAACTAGTTCGATCTGGTTACAAAGGCAAAGACGATTCTCAGATTGTTGATCAATGGTTTCAAGATGTTTGTCGTAATGTTGTTATGGAAACATTTGAACAATACGAAGCCAATAATCCTAGGCCCGTAACCGGAGTTCAACGAAAAGATTTAGGTGGCGGCCGTAGTGAGGTAAGTTAAAATGCTTAATCACTGGCAAACAAAAACTGTACCATATAGTTGGAATCCTAAAAAAACTCTAATAAAATGGACTGGAACTGATACCATTGATAAATTTAAACAAAATCCAGAATCTTCTAAATGGCAGAACATAGATATAACATATAAGTATAGCCGCGAGGGATTTAGAACTTACGATTTTGATTCTTTAAAAGGAAAAGAAATCGATATAGCATTAGGTTGTAGTCATACCATGGGAATGGGTAACCCCGTCGAGTGGATATGGCCCAGTCTAGTAGAAAAGGTAAGACCTTATCCCATGCTCAATTTAGGACTAGAGGCCGGGGCATCTGACACCGTTGCTAGAATTTTAACTAATATTACTGGATTATTCCAAATCAATACGGTATTCATTTTTTGGCCTAATTTAAGAAGATTTGAAACTTTTAAGGATAGTGGTCCAGCTTTCGTCATTCCAGAAAGTTGTAAATTGGAGCATACATGGAACATGGACCATAATATTTCATTGCAACGTTTTCATAAAAATAAATTAATTGTAGAATTATTACACAATCGCATTGAATCCATGGTTGGTCCAGTATACGAGAATATTGACTGTGGAGTCAAAAAATGCCTAACGTCACATAAAATTTTAGATTATGCACGGGATGGTATGCATTTTGGTCCTGAAACTCATAAATTAATAGCGAAATTATTTTTAGAAAAGTTGACAAATAACGAATAAACTGCTACTATTATGTCATGCGATACCTAATTGTTGACACAGCCAATACATTCTTCCGTGCAAGACACAGTGCCCATCGTCAAAGCGACACGTGGGATAAACTAGGTTTTGCTATTCATGTAACACTTGCCAGCGTTAATAAAGCCTGGCGAGATCAAAAAGCAGACCATGTAGTCTTCTGTTTAGAAGGACGCAGCTGGCGCAAAGACTTCTATGAACCTTATAAAAAGAATCGAGCAGTTGCACGAGCAGCGCTCACTGAAAAAGAAGCAGAAGAAGATAAGCTGTTTTGGGAAGCTTTTGACGACCTTAAAACTTTCTTATCCGACCGCACCAATTGTACTGTTCTCCAGCACGAGCAATTGGAAGCAGATGACTTGGTAGCAGGATGGATTCAAGCACACCCGCAGGATCACCATACCATCGTAAGCAGCGACACTGATTTTCATCAGTTGCTGGCCGACAATGTCAATCAGTATAACGGTGTAGCAGATGAGTTGCATACGCTGCAAGGTATCTTTGACAAAAAAGGCAAGATGGTTATTGATAAAAAAACCAAAGAGCCTAAGGTTATTCCTAATCCCGAATGGATCTTATTTGAAAAATGTATGCGCGGTGACCCCACCGACAATGTGTTCAGTGCCTTTCCTGGTGTTCGTAAAACTAAACTAGAAGAAGCATACAACGATCGTGCCAACCGGGGGTTTGCGTGGAACAATCTCATGTTGCAATCTTGGACTGACCATAACGGTGTAGATCATAAAGTACTCGACGACTATAATAGGAATCGTGTTCTAGTAGATTTAGCTGCTCAGCCCGACGATATTAAAATTAAGATTGCTGAAACCATTGCTAATGGCAGTGTGCGATTAAATCGACCAATGGTGGGAGCTCAGTTTCTAAAGTTCTGCGGTAAGTATGAACTTAATCGTTTAAGCGACAATGCCACAGCAATCAGCGATGTGTTGAGTGCCAGCTATCCAGAATGATTAATATACAAGAATTATTAGATCAAGAAGCCGACTTAGCCAATACAGGACAAGCAGATAGTGAAGAAAGAAAAAAGATTCATACGCTAATAAGACTTGCAAGAAATGAAGAAGTTCGCCCTCATTGTTTCGGTGACGATGACTGTTCTACTAGAATTTTATCCATGTGCCCATGGCGAATAGATTGCGGAGAAAATCAAAATTATGAATAAAGAACTATTAAAGAACCTACAACTACAAGCGGGCGGTAGTCACTACCCCAGCATCAATCCAGAAATGCAATTAGCGTTTGCTCGGCTAGTTGTAAACGAATGTATCGAAGCTGTTCGCAAAACAGATACGACTCATGCTTACACTACGTTTGACAAATCATTAATAGATGCTACAATTGAAAGATCTATTAAGTCAATTAAAGAAAAATTCAATTAAAATGGCATTTAAAAATCATCAAAGCCCGTTTCGTACTTTGCGATCAAAAGATCCCAATTTCACGCTGACAGATGGACTACTAGTTACTCCAAGGGCTGGATTTGAAATCTCGTCCGGGTGCCCTTACAATTATCGAGAAATTATTCAGGAATGCGTTCGCCATGGTTGGCTTAAACCTGTAGCGAATGTTTACGATCACGAATTAACTTTTGACGTATTAAAGGGAGTGACACAATGAAACTTATTGATGTAATTTTAGCCGCAGAAGGACGAGTCAGTGGGGGCAGCGAATATTGCTGGCACTGCTGGGGACAGAATGCAAGGTTCATGGAATTTGCCGATATCAATGGACAAGAATTTTGTACTGCGGTATTTGACTGTAAGACTTACGATGTCTACGATATTCAAGTCTTTGTTCCGGGATCTGACCAATGTTTTATTTGGTGGAATCCTGAATTTAAAGAAGCTCATCACAACGAATCCAAAGTTCGCAACATTGACCCTTTAAGGGCCTATAGCAATATATTTTTTACCGAAGTAGACGAAAAAACTATTATAGAATATCTTAAAGATATAACTGCCACAGTCTACGAACATTTGCCTCTATTAGAAACTGTATGAAGTCATTTAGGAATTGGCTTAAAGATTTATGGTATGAAAATCGAGAAGAACGTGCTTCTTGGGGAAACCCGGCTTTATCTTTAAAAGAATATTTTAATCAGTATAAATGGTGGCTGCGTCGAGAATATAGATTCCAACAAAGGAATAACAAATGATTGAAACTTTTATTTTTATTCTTGTTTTGTTACAAATCAAACACTGGTACATAGATTTTGTAAACCAAAATGATGAAGAAGTAAAACACAAAGGCATTTATCTCGACTGGCGAGGAGTTAAGCACAGTCTTAAGCACGGCATTGGGACTTTTGCTTGTTTATGGGCAGTAACCGGTTGGAGAACTATCGAGTTTGCATTTTTTATCGGCGTGCTAGATTTTATCTTGCATTATCATATCGACTGGGCAAAGATGAACTATGGTAATCGAGATATTACCACTCCTCAGTTTTGGAATCATCTGGGACTAGATCAAATGGCACATCAACTTTGCTATATCGCATTCGCGGGACTTACAGTATTATGAATGAATTAATTGCTCGACCTATTATTAAAAACAAATATTGGATTGTAGAGTCAGAAGGCAATAAAGTTGCCACTATACAAGCTGTTGAAGACGGTGGTTTTGTGTATGTTTACAACAACGCACGTGAACGTTTTACTACAATTAAACTACTAAGCAAAGCTCGCAATGTGATCTTTGACAGTGCTGTAAAAAAAGAAAAACTTACACCAGAATATCATGAAGTATACGGTTACCCCGTAAGTAATAAACCATGGAATCTACTTTGGGACGTTAAGCACCAGTTTCCCATTTATACAAAAACCAACAAAAGTAAAAGTTATTATTGCGCTGGTTATTATATTATTAAATTTAATAATGGGTGGGTCAAAAGTTATTGTCCAAAATTTATTACATTAAACCGCTACGATTTTCAAGGTCCGTTTAAAACTAAAACAGACATGCAGGATGCACTAAAGGCGGTAAAATAATGAATGACACTAATTTAAGTCTGCATTTAAAAAATTTCAACGACAAAGTTAAATTAATGAATCAGACCGGTGGAAGAAATCTTATGCTAACTGCTAACGAAGCAAGAAGTCTTCATTCCGATTTGTTTGATTTGCTAAATCATTGTTCCACATTAAGCAAACAACTTGCAGCAGCAAAATCAGGGGATTCAGTAATCAGTATTGCTGTAGATGGGGGTGGATTTAAATAATCTACGTACATTAAGAGATAAATATTATTAGTTGATAAATCTATGAGCAGACCTAAACCAAATGTATTAATCGAACATGTAAATAAATCTACCTACAAGAGTGAGCAAATTCTCAGTAGCGAAGGCATTTGGGCAGTATTTTATGATAATCAACCAATCAATTTGAAAAGCGGTAATATGCTAGTCAATTATCCAGGTCCTAAATATAAAAAGACTTCGTTCTCAAATAAGGGACATGCAATTAATCTTTGCAAAAAACTAAACACTTTATTCAAAACAGATTTATTCTCTGTGGTATTAATGAAAAGTGGTAACAAAATCTACCCTTAAACGATTTACACAAACTCAGCTGACTCAGATGTTTGCTGAAATGTCAAAGCAACATCCCAGTAAGTTAAGTTACATTATTTGGAATAATCCCAAAGATCCCGCTAGTCTAAGATTAAGCCTTGCAGGATTTAAATTTCTCTCCACAGATCTCAAATTAAAATCCTATAAGTTTGAATTTGATCAACCGTTGGCCAATAAACATTTACTTCAACTTGAGCGATTCTTTCAAGGTATGTATTACCTTATCGGTGCCCATAAAATTGTAGTTTTCGACGAGCAAGAAGCTGCCATGTTAAGCCTTATGGACGGCGATCTCAAAAAATACCTAGCTAATCTAGAAAATAATACTTAATTAGTACCATAATTGTTGTAAAAATACAACAACATTTTTGGTTGCTCGAAATTCCCAATTTTGCTATAATATTGATATTGTAGTTAACAAGGAGTTCAAGTTGAACCAAATGACCCAGATTCAGCAAGTTAATCAAGCTATTATGTTTGGTAACTTTACTGACACCGAACTGTCCAGCATTATTAGTGCCGTACAATTTGCCAAGTCTCAACTTCGTAAAGATAAAATCCGTTCTATCAAGTTGGGCGATAATGTTCGTTTTACTAGTACTAAACGCGGTATGACTATCACTGGCACTGTAGACAAGATTGCTATTAAATTTGTAACAGTTCGTAGTCCGCAGGGCCTGTGGAAAGTGCCTGCTAACATGCTGGAAGTTGTTTAAAAACAACACATTTTTTGGTTGTCCGAAAATCCCATTTTTGCTATAATAATGGCATACAGTAACAAAACGGAGTAAACG